TTGTGGCGGTCTTGTTATCCAGTCTCGCACGTTGTGCAAAATCTGAGATATATCGACTGCATTCGCCCTCATAATTTGCAGCCTTAAAGGCTTCTGCCGCAGCTTGTCGCTCACGATACTCCGATTCAAATCGAGTCCATGTACTGTAGATTTTTGCCGCGTGCTCATCGATGTTGCTGATAAGGCGAGTTTGGGTTTCAGTTAAAAGTGCGGTTTGTTTTTCAGCTGAAATTTCCCACTTGAGCGTATCAAGATTTAATTCGTGTGCGGGGCTCGGTTGCAGCTCAATGAATACCGGCTCGCCCTGTTTGTTGCTGACAATTTGTTTACCTTGAGCTTGTCCGTTAAGTAGCTCAATATATTTATCTTGGCTAATTTCTACCGCTCCTTCTGGCACAAAACCGCCATAAGAATCATCAAAAAAGCCGTCTTTAAAATACATCGTCATTATTTCCATCTCCCCATAGCTAAAAACTCAATACGGACGTTGCCTTGATCAGATGTACCATGCTCGTACTCATGATAGTAACAGGTGCGATTATTAGATTTGGTTAGGATATTTACATCACAGTCATGCGGCCCGCTTATCGACGTGGTTATTTTTGAAAAAATCATCGGTGTCGAAATGAATGCTTGTGCCCAGTTAAACGATTTTTCTTGCCATACATTCAAGTCATATTGTTCAATAAGGTAGCTTTGAATCATCGTCCCATCTGGATATTTTCGAATTTCAAAGTTGCCGATTTTTTGGTAGCTAAAATCAGCTAAATTAGCTTTTTGAGCGACCAGCTGTCGTACTGGCTCTATATCATTGAGTTTGACCCAAGCCGACCAACTATCTGTCTGATAACTTGTCTGATGTCGCTCATACATATCTGTACTATAGGCAATATAGGCAATTTGACGACACCAACGGCCATCACCTCCTGCAATAACTTGGATGTGACAACCATTGCCAGCTACAGGGAGATTCTGCGAACGGCTTGCTTGTGTAACCGCATAAATGCCGTCTATTTGTAGCGTGTTTACATTGCCAACAAAGTTCTCAATTTTAAAATTTCCGATGCCATAGCCTGCTAAGGTTGTGGCGGGGGATTGTTTAGCGTCTGCAGTTTCTTTTGCTTCCGCTGCTTTGTCATAAGCCGTTTTAACCGCAGCACTGGTTGCAACGTTTTCTGCGCTATTGCTATCTACTGCAGAGGATTTTTTGCTGTTTGGGATGTAATTACCCAAATTACGCGTAATTGCATCAATTAATGCTTTTAAGCCTTTAATCGCTTTCGGCGTTGCAGCCATATCTTCGGCATCTGAATCATAGCCTGAAAATAATTTTACAATCCCCTTTTTAACTAAACTTGCGATAGGTAACTTGTGCGTATGACCCCGTTGATCTTTAGTGTTTTCGGTTGTGTCATCTAATGTAAGCGGATTCATGCCTAAAAACGGCGATAGTAAACGGCGATCTGTCACATTACCTTGACTATCAATATCCGCAAGAATTTGCACATAGTGTTGGCGGTTTGCAGTATCTACATAATCCGCTTTTGATTGCGTGAGATACTTAATTTCGGTTTGGTATTCTCCCGTTACGGTGCAATGATGTACTAGATCGGCGTAAACTGAACATGGCAAATTATTTGCTGTGAGGTTATAAAGTGCGGATAAATCCATACGAACGCCTTCAACATAAGCATTGCCTGGTTGAATAGTAAATTGATTGCCTGTTTTACGTTTAACCAGAAAACTATCATCGAAAAATACTGCTCTGCCATACAGATCACGATTAGTTAAACGAATTTTTTCATCAAGTCCATGTAATCGGACAGTAAAATCAATTTGCCAAGTGTTCGCATTGACATTAATGCCCGTCAGAGCTTTTGCGCCACTAAATTCTAAAAGCATATTGCGCGTAATACTGTTGCCTTGCACAGCATTTTTATTACGGATTTTTTTCACTGTATCCGTTTGCACCGCAACAGCTAAAAGATTTTTAGAACGATTAATCAAACCAATAAAATTGAAATCAAAATCGCCTACTTCAGTACCAATCGTCACAGAATACACAACGGCATTTTCATTAATCACGCCACTTTGCGATACGGCTTGGCGATGTACAATTTGTGCCGATGTCGGCATTGTGAGATATTGCTCAAGATTGTTCTCATTTAAACCTGGGATGTTGGCAAAAATAAATTCATCAAACTGTACTGTGCCACGTGCAATAGTTTGTTCTGCAACGTAGCGTTCAAATTGTGGCGTAATTAAACTAGCCATAAATAAACCTCTTATTGTTGTTATTATCAGTTTACTTTCACATAAAAACTTTGGTGATCATGGTTAAATTCGCCGTGATAAATACTCACAGTTTCTTTAGTGATCACTTCAAAGGTATAACGCCGACAAGTGCGGCCATATTTTCGAATGATTAAATTGAGTAATTCTGTTTTCTTTGCTAATTGTGAATCACTGATTCGAATTTTGATAACATCCCAATTTTCTCTGTCAAAACGTTCTTCAATTTCTACATAGCCAATGCCTAAGCGTTCAAAAATGCGGATAAAGCCCGCTTTACTGCCCGCATCTTTCGCATTTAAAAAGGCATATTTCACGCGCTTGCGAAATAGCTCTAACGGCTCACCCTCAAATCGTTCTACGTCGCGTTGATAGGCGATTAAATTTAAAATGCGTTCACTGCAGTGTTCTTCATCTAAAATATTGAAGGGAAATTTGACCGCACTTAAAACATAATCCCACCATTTTCCAAATAGCACGGCGATTTTGCTTAATTCGCCTTTATCCATCCAAAAGGGCAATTTTATTTTCATTTTCTCCCCTTACTTTTGGACTGTGACGGATAATTGCTGAATGCGTGGAATAGATAACTCGCTTTGAATATCGATTTGCCCCCATACGATAGATGCAATTTCGCTGATGTTATCGTGAATTTCCTCGCCCAATTTCGACCAACTAAAACGACTAAAAGGGTAAGTCCTTGTTACGCCATAATTATTATTTTCGCGAAATGCACAGCGGATCATATTTTCCACTTGTTGCACGATTTCTTGTTTACGCACATCACCAACAAAAATAGACGGCTGAAAGTAAATGGCGCACGTTAAATTATGTTTAGTTTCTGGCATGGCGTAGCAAATCAAATCATCACCGTGGCCGTGAAAACCCTCATCACGCACATGTCGATTGACTTTATCAATAAAGGGCTGACTGGTTACACCCGTGTCTAATAACAAATAAGCGTTTGCCGTACCTGGCCCACGTGGCGCATCGTGTTTAAAATAAATTCTGTCCACCGATAAGGCGGCAACTTTGGCGATCATGCCTTTGTAAACGCTGTCAATATGATGCTGTCCAACGCTGGAAAACTGCGTACGATAGCGTTCTCGTAACTCGTCATTTGTTTCACGATCTGCGCCTGGTGAGGTGAGCCAATTTTCTAAATTTTCTACCGCACTTACCCCTGCGATAGATTCTGGCAAAATACGGTAATAACCTGCAGCCAAATTGAAATTTGCGCCAGCCTGCTCTGCGATTACTGGCACTGGCGCACGCAACACACCTTTAGGAATAAGGGTATCTTTCGTCACCATCAAACGGAAAATCACATCATTAATACGTTCCGTTTGAATCACTGTGCCTGCTTTAATGGTGAGATCGGTTACATCGCTTTCTTTTGTAAAATGCACAACACCTTCTGCTTTTGTTGCGGCTTTAAAATCTAAGCCCACTGCCCACGCTTGAAGTTGTAACCAACTATCTTTTGCAGTTTTTACAAATAAATCCGGTAGAATTTCAGCAATTAAATGATCTGTCAGCCACTTAACAGGCTTAACCGCAATGGCTGTGATTAATCGCCAAAATGGGCTCATTCGGCTTGTGTTAGTAATCAATCCTTCTTCTGCGGTTAAGCGTTCAAATTCTTGTCGGATTTGCGTTTCTTCCGTTGGCAATCCGCTTTCAGCTAACATTTGTTTAAAATTTTCACTCATTTAAACGTAACTCCAATTCATCAAGTCGCCCAAATTCATAAGTTTCAGCGGTAATAAATAACTGCCCTAAACGTTCTTCGCTAATGGAAACAGTGCCTGGAATCAAGCGCACATCTTCTTCAACCAATAACACCATTTGCAAAATAATATCGCGGCGTAAAATGCGCGAACGCTCTGCGATAAGTTGTGTCGCCAATCCACTTTCTAAAATGGCGTGTTTAATATCTTGCGCAATAGATATTCGGTTATCACAAATTAATGGCTGATTGCCGCTATCTAGCGTAATGTCTTCGCCCGTAATCAGTAAATCAAGGTAAAGTTTTTCCATTTATCACCCTGCCGCTAACTGTTCTTTATTGCGCAATTTCTGCCAAATTTCTTCACTGTTGTTACTATTGATAGTGACGCCACCATAATTTACGGTGCGTTGTTCTGTGCGGTTTTGTGTCAATGTTTTTGTCACAGTTCCTTGAGGCATCGAATTTAATTGTGGTTGTAAACTATCGCTTAAACTGAAATTTGAACCATCTGATACCCCAGTAGCTAGTGCGGGACTTAATGCTTGTGCGGTAGGGTTATCTTTCCACTCTGGAATTAACGGGATATTAATGCCAGGTAATGAGTTTGCTTTTTCAATAATAAAATTCAGCATTTTGACAAAAGCATTCACAATACCTTGGAAAGCATTCAAAAAGATGTTTCCTAATGCATCACCAATTTTTAGAAAACTATCAATCGGTGCGGTACTATCCCATAGGGTTAGCACGGCTTGCCAACCATCTATAATGCTATTCACCACAATAGAAAACACATCAGCAACAAAATTAAATGCCTGTGCGACCAATTCAACTGCATCAAGCACCGTGTTAAACACAACGCCCAGTGCATAACCAAGATCAATACCGAATTGTTGAAAACTATAAGCTGAATCAGAAGCACCGCCAAATAAGCCAATAATACGCCCAATAGTTGCACCGATTCTTTGCAATGCTCCCCACACTAAAGAAAATGCATTAAATAATGGGTCAAGGGATACACCCGCAGCTTTAAAACCTTGAATAAATCCACTAATAAATTGCATAAATTCATCACGGAATTTATAAATAAAAATTCCCAATCCCACGATTGCTGCAGTAACCAACATAATGGGACTTGCAAGAAAAGAGAACGCCACCCCGATTGCTGAAACAATACCGCTCATCAAGGTAAGAGTGGCTGTCAAACCTGTAAAGCCTATCAATGCCCCCACCGCATAACCAATCCAACGTGCAATATTTTTATAAGTTTTTAGCCACGTAACAAACTCTTGCCCTAGATCTGCCATACGATTAAAGAGCGGTTCAATTTTTTTAAGAATTTCAACGCCAATGGCAATTTTGATATTTTGTAAAATGGCAGAAAAACGCATCCATGAATCTGTTGTGATTTTGGATACACGTACAGCATCATCTAAATTATTCACCCCACCAATTTCTTTGATGTTATCCTTCAAACTGTCAATTTTTGGCAGTAAATAGCTAATCACCTTCACCGCATCATCTGTGCCGAATGCTTTTGTAAGCTGTTGAGCCTCAACTTCATCAATGATGTCACCATAAGATTTTTTGATTTTCGCTAAAATATCGGTAATCGGTAACATTCGATTATTCGCATCTAAAAAATCTAAACCCAGTTTTTTAGATGCCTTACCTACACCATTTAAAAACGCGGCGTATTTTGTCCCAGACATTCCCCCTGGCATTACAGACTGCAAGTTACCTAAAACGGCAAATTGTTCAGCCAACTCAACGCCTTTTGATTGACCCGTTGACATTAAATTAGTAAATGCTTGGGAAAGTGACTCACCAGACGATTTGAACATGTTTGCGGTTAAAGTAGCTTGGCCAGCCATCATTTCAACCCATTTAGACTTGCCCATACGATCGGCTTCTTGTTGGAAAATCCCATACATAGTAGAGAGATAAGATCCCATTTCTTGCACGCTAGAGCCTGTCGCTTTAGCGAGAATGTTCGAACCTTTAGAAAAAGAAATCAGCTCATCATCGGTTAAGCCGTCAATGGCACGGGCAATTTCATTGACTGAGCTCACCACTTCATTTGATGCAATGCCGAAACTTGAAGAGAAATCTAGCGCGAATTGTTCAACCTTTTCTAAACCACTAGCACCAATACCTGCGGCTTTAACTTCGTTGATCGCGCGACTAAATTCAATGGCTGGATCAAGCGCGCTTTTTAGGGCGACACCCGCACCGACAATACCTGCCACGCCGATGCCGATATTTTTCATCGCGTCTGCGCCACGTTTGCCCAAATCATCAATAGACTTCATGACCCCTTTCAATGGTGCTGAAAGTTGGTCTGTTAAGCTGATGATATATTCAAGCCCTTGTACTGCTGACATAATGAAACCCTAAAAGACTTTGGCGATACCGCTTGCGACGGCATTTGCCTGTTGTTCAAAATACTGTTTGTGTAACCATATTGCGCGCGCTAAATTGTAGTCGCTGTTATCGGCGTGTGGTAAATAGTGCATACGTAGTGCAATGGCTTGAGATAACCCATTGCGCTCGATATTTTCCACACGCGCAGTTAGTTTTTTACGGTAATTTGAATTTCTGGCACAAACACTTCATTTACTTTCGCTGCTAGCTGTGCCGCCAGTGTTGGCACGTGAATAATTTCAAGCAATGCCTCTTTTTGTTCGCGCGAAACAATCGCCAACAAATAATCTTTGATTGGTGTCACTTTATTGTTACTTTCAATGTCATTTAACATCTGATCGTAAGCCGCGTTATCTCGAATAAAGGTAAAATCAACGCCTGCAACATTTAATGTGACGGAATCTTTAAGATTTCCAGTAAGTTTTTCTAACAAGGATTGCGCTTGTGTTTTTTCCATTTTTAGTTTTCCTTTTGGTTTCTACTTTGGTTGTTGAAATCTGTTATGCACTTGTTTATGGAGGCATACGCTGTAGTGCAAATATCAAGGCGATCTAACGCCTTATTTAAACTCTCTGCCAAATCGCCGTTAGTGCGAATATTCATGCTTAACGGTCTGCATTCGGTGGTTTGTGGGCAAATCAACCGAATATTATTTGGCTTGGGTGCGGTGGTTGAGCACGCCAGCAACATCGTTAGGCACGCGGCCATAAGTCCAATTTTTATTTTCTGCATTGTTTAGCACGTCCTTTAGTTGTTGCTGGCGTTGTTCGGCTTTTTTGTTTGCTTGGTTGAGTTGATAGGTCAATTCTGCATTTTGCGTTTCATACCGTTGCAACATCACTTTATTTTGTTCGATAGTTTGTTCACTTTGTTTAAGTAAAAGTGCGGTGGTTTCTGCTTGCTTTTTATAGTGCAAAGTGGAACCAATACAGCCCACAAACACCATCAAAAACACACCGATAAATAAAGCTTTAAATTCCATATTCCCCCAAACAAATTGCTTTTTCTTTAGCTCGTCGCATTTGCAGCCCTTTAAGCACTCTACCGCCTGATTTACTAAAATCAGGAATGTGATTACACATTAATGTCCAATCTTCCACTTTTGCCGCACGATAAATCGTTGTCGGCAATGTCATACGATGCTTTTTACTGTAATAACTTTTAATATTGGCACAACCAACATTAAAGGCTAAAGACACCATGGCATCATATTGCCCTTGATTCATCTTTCTGCCGTGAAAATCGGCATTAATGCAATTTTCAGCCTCTTTGATGTTTTGGCGTAAATCGGTTGCCACTTCATCAATGGTTAAAATCTTGCTTTTATCTACGTTATGTGTGTTTCCAACCCCATTCGTCCACACATCAGCGGGGCATTTGTACGGATTGCGCACACAGCCTTCTAAATTCACAATCATGTAAACGGCTTGTGGGCTAACTTTATTTTGCTGTTCCGTAGGCAAGTTTTTTTGCTGAGTAAAAAAAGCGGTGGCGACAGCTGCTGCCGAACATAAAATCATTGCGCCAAATTTTTTACTCATCACTAATCCCTAATTTTTTTGCTTCAATTTTCGCTGCCAACATTTTGTAGGCTAATTCATCTTTGCGTGCTTGTACGTCTTCTTTGTATTTTCGGTAGGCGATCCATACGGATACCGCACCAAATAAAATACCGAATAATGATGCCCATTCATGCAAGCTATATCCTGAAATAAGCGCAGTGAGTGAGCCAATAAACGGAATTGAGCTATCTATTTTGCTATTCATAAAATCACCTTAAAACATTTAGGAAACTGACCGCACTTGCTTGTTTATCATTGTTATACGTCAGCACGGCCAGCACCTAAACTCGGTTAGCCGATAAGATCACGCGTATCTTCATCGGATAAATACGGCACACCATTAATGCGCACAAAATCAGGGCTTGTAACAAAATATTTTAATTTTTTCGTAGATTTAGCCCCGCCCTTCGGATCGATATTTAACACATCCGTTAAAAGAATCTTATTGCCAAAGGTTTCCACTTTGTCGCGAATCCCGCCACGTTGTGCAAAGAAAGTAAAATCCGTTTCAGGTAAACTGCGATAACTTCCCGCTGCGGCGGCTGCAGCTGATAATTTTGAGAAATTTTTTGCATCTAATTCAATTTCGCCTTCTGCCGCCACATCACCGCTGACCCAACCATCAGGAATCCCACGTGTTTGTGCGACGGCACTATTATCTGTAATAGATAAGCTGATGGATTCAGCGTGAATAGGCAACCCGAATAAATAGAAGTCAAAACTCATTCCACTAATACGTTCCATTGTTTACTCTCCTAAGCTGTCTAAATCTAAGAAAATATTTGCCGTAATATCTTTCGGGCAATCGTAAGGGCGAACCTTGATGTAAATTGTCACCTTGGTTTTGCTTTGCCACACAATCGTGATGGCATCATCTTTCGGTGGCATACATTCGCCAGGGAAATCCTTGCCGTTGATCGTTGCGGATTTGCTCATATCACGAAGCGGTTTGGCGAAATAATTTTTGTGATATTCCGTGCTTGATGTTGTGGAGTTAAAAGAACGATCTGCAATCTTCGCAATGGCTAATAAACGCACTTTACGCGCCACTTTATCCACTACACGCACGTTCTCAATCACTTGATAATCGCCCCCTTCTACATCTAACGTGCGACCGTCCGCCCAGTAATAGCCGTCATAGTCGGGATACCACATCGGCACGGAATAACGTGCTGTTTCAAGGGATTTTAAATGCGCAAGAGTAAGCTCGTTACCGTCTTTATCCAACGGTTTATTGGCACTGCCTAAGCTCACTAACGCGCCTGTTTGTACCCGTGCAGGGCTATCTGCCACGGTAACGGCACGATTTGCTAATCGCCCTGCCAATACGCCCGCTTCATTGCCGAATAGTAAAGGCACTAAGCAAACGTGATCGGCGACAATGGTTTGTTGCAAAGTGGTAAGTTTCTGTACATATTGATCCCATGCTTCACCGTCAGATTGATCATGATTAATACCTTGTACAGCTTGGATAAAGAAAGTACGACGACCGAATTTAGCAAGTAGTTCTGCATAGCATTCTTGCAATTTGCCAATACTTGCTTTATCTACGCCTAAATATCTGGTATTGACACAATATTCAAAAGAGGCGGTTTGATTGGCTTTTTTCACACATTCGACAAAGTCATAGCCGTCTTCTTGTGCGATATACACGTGTGCGAACCAGTTTTGCCCCGCATTAAGCATTGCCGCACGCACTTGTTTTTTTAAGTCGGTATCGGTTTCGCCAAATACTTTGTCAAAATCAGAATCGGGCGTTAATGCCAATAACTTTCCTTGATTAGTGGTGCCTACGCCAACAAATAATGCGTGACGTTCTATTTCCTTGGTTTCGCCACTTAACTGATTAAGAGCGTTAATTTGTACAGATGGGAACATTCTTTATTGTCCTCTTATTGTTGTTATTAGAATTTGGTTATTTTATGGCTGTAAGTGATAGCCTGCTTTTTCAAAGCCTTTCAATAATTCTTCGGTAATAATGTCAGCGTTTCGTTTTGGGTTTTCATCTAAAAATTCTCGCTTCGCCATTTTGTAAGAGGCTAAACCTCGCCGAATATTGATCCCTTTTTGTTTTTCCATCATTCGTATAATTAAACCAGCTTGTCCACGTGACATGGTTTGTCGAATGCTTTTTAAACGCACTTTTTTATATTTTTGTTTACCTGTTTTGGTTTTCCCATTGCGCACTTGATAACCCAATTCTCTTAGCCGACGTGCTTGTTGTGGTGTTGCTGGCTGGTTATTTTGTGCCAACAATTTTTCTAAGGCTTTTTTATCTTTTTCAGTTTGCTCAACAGGAACTTCTAAGCCATATTGGTGAATCGCGCGGACTTTTGCCCAATGAGAGTTTTTATAAAACAGTTTTCCTCGTTCGCCTTGTTGCTCTAATTTAGAATTTAAATTAGCCGCACTTTCTTTCAGCAACTTATTTTTACGCACGCCACCTTTTAATTTTTTCTTTCTAGGCGCCCAAGCTTTGCCCTCTGGCGATTGTTGATGAGTCACATTTTTTTCAGCGTTCTTTTTTAATCGCCACAATACTTTTTGCATCACTTGATTACGCATTTTCGGCGTAAGACGTAAATACAATAATGTGTGCTTTAATTTTTCTACCGTGCCAGGCTTCAGCCCCATTAAAATCTTCATTGTTCAACCGTCGCCACAACATCAATATATTCAGCCGTAAAGACTTCAATTTCATCTAAACGATAATTCACACCATCAATTTTTAATTCGCCTTCGCTATCTTCCATTGCCGTCAGTGGCTCACGGAAAGCGATAGTAAAGATTAAATCTGCTGTGTTATCGTCGATAATGTCTAAATCAAATGGGATTTCACTTTCATCCAATACATCGCGCATGGGGTCATTTTCGTTTACCCACACTTGAATATGCGCCATTAGATAAGCGGGGGAAATTTCGTTGAATGGCAAATCCTCAAAGTGAAATACACCGTTATAGGAAAGGTGACACACTTCAATGCCGTTTTCGGTCACTTGTCGCCCTTCATTCAATAATTTGCCGTCTTCAATCCAGCTGTAAAAATCCCCGTGATAACGTTTCGGCAGCTTGGTAAGCAAAAAATCTGTTAATTGCTGATACAACATCTTTTTTACAGCAGCCATACCGATCCCCGCTTTTTACCTTTCAATGTGCGGATAGCGTAGGTTGCTTCTGCCAATAGGCTTTTTTGCTCGGCCACGTATTCGCGGTTTTGGTGAATTTCACGCCCTGAAAGGGTGTTAAATTCTGGGAGTAACTCCGCTTTAGCGCGGGCAAATACCGCTTTTTTGTACAGGGTTTCGGCATAATTTTCGCCATTAATCCACTGTGTTGAAATTTCTTGCACAGAATTGACCACATTTTTACGGTGATTTTCTTCAACCTCGGCAAGATCTAAATTAACGCCTTGCATAGCGGCAATGAGTGCCGTTTTCACCATTTCCACAGGGATTTGCAACGGAATGGCACGTTGCTTTTGAAACTCTTCAACATAAATATCCGACCAAAAGCCGTTATTGGTGATGACAGAGTCATCATAATCTTGCGTTCTGCCGTTAAACATTGCCTTCCTCGCTGTTTTGGAGTGGGCGGGCAGTGAGTTTTTCAATAACAAGATCAAAATCAATTTGGCTTGGTTCCAAACTCAAGCCCGCCACTTGGGGAAGACGGTTCGGGTCGTAATCGCCCGATTTTGCCAATGCGTTTAAACGCATGACACAACGCTCAATCATATTTTTTACACCCGCTTTCTGATTGAGTTGGAAAGCGCGGTTACACAATTGGATAGCCAGTACAAGGGTTTCGGCATCATCAATACCACTGGCTTGTACTTTTCCTTTAGGACTGCGTAAAAGCAGTGCCGCCGCTAATTTGAGCCACTTCGCCGTGACAATTTCGTGCAACTTCCACAGGGTCGCCACGTTTTTAAAAGTTTGCGTAAAATATGGCTCCACGGATTGACCCGCTGCGGCGGTTTTATCGGTCCAGTTGTAAATTTGGTCTGCGACAAAGTTTGGCAATGTGGTTTGCCACCCTTGCGGCATAGATTGATTTTGCTTAATTGCTTTTTCAGCCAATGACAAGGCTCGGTCAAAATCAGCAATATCAAACAAATACACAATGCAATAAACCAAGTAATCATTCTGATAAATTGCCCCTTTATCTAAATATTCATTCACAAACGGCAACCACTTTGGCAAAAATCGGTTGCGTTTATAGTCTAATTTTTCGGCACGTGTCTGGAATGCTCGTACTGCGTTCACATCATTTTGTAAGGCGATTTCAAGCACGGCATAATCATTACCGTGAGTCGCAACCGCACTTTGTTGTGTATTGCTCCCTGATACTTGATTAATATCTGCTAATGCCTGCATTTGGCGTTGAAAATCTCGCATTCCCATTTGGTGTTAATTCCTATTCTTCACCATTTAATTTCACTTTGGTGTGGTCGATAGCAGTCATTAACCCTAAATCTTCCACAACATAGCCTTCTTGTCGGTAGTAAGATGTCACCACACCTTTTTTATCTTCATCGTTACGTAAAGAACGACGTACACTTTCAGCTTCGGTGTATACACTTAAATTTTTAAGCGTTGTCACTGCTGCAGCACGTGCTGGGAAGTTTGGCGGTGTAATGGCATTCATTCCACCAAATGAGCCCATTAAGTTATGTGAACCTAATGCGGCTTTTTCCGTAGGCGTTAAACCGTGTTTTTTCTGGATGAGTTTCGTTTCTTTGCTGACTAAATCCGCACCAACAAGGAAGACTAAATCATTTCGGTTTTGATGACGGAAATCTAAGCCTTGTTTTAAGTCAAAGGCTAAATCATCAAGATTTGCGTAATCGGCGTTATCACCAAAAATGGTAATTTTGCCTGAGGATTTTGTAGATTCGGTCATAAAGTTGGCCGCACGTTGTTCTTGTAAAAGTTTCAACCAACCTTTATTCACATCAGACAAATCTGTTTGAGTTGTATTATCTGCTACGCTTTGACCGTTCCAGCCAATTTGCAAGATGTCTAATGCAACTTGGTTTTGGAAATATTCGCTATAAAGCTCAACAAGGCGATCCTTAAAAATGGCGAACGAATCGAATAATGCCCATGGCACAATAATGCCACTGTCCGTTTCGGCTAATTCAAAGCCATTTTGTGTATGATCAAGATTAGCCAAATTACGGCCAGTTTGTTTACGACCAGTAACGCCTTTTTCTGTTGCACCAAATAATTTTTGACCCTTCGTATGTGCTACTTGAATCATATTAATTTGTTTCAAGAAATCAGAACGCTGTTGAATATTTTCGCCTAACTGTGCTGCTTCAGGTGCTTTAAGTGCAAAACTTTCGCCACGTAGAATTGAATCAATGGGTTGACTAAAATGTTTCGCTAATGCTGCCACTAGGGCGTAATACGCTTGTTTATTCATTGTTTAGAATCCTTTTGATAAGTCGATGTTGTAACCGTTTAAGCTATAAACATTTTCGTTTTCAACGGTTGGTACACCGCTTGGCACTTCGGTTTGTTCTTGGCTTAATTCGTTGAATTTTTTATCCAACGCCTGAACCGTTGTTAAAAGTTGAGTGAACTGCTCTGCTGTTACGCTTTGCGGTTGTTCATCTTTCTTTTCTTCTGGTTTGTTTTCTGGTTCTTTGGTTTCTACTTTGGCTGAAAAATGATTGTCAATTTTTGCGCCTAAACCATTCACCGCATCAATTAATTGCGCGAACTGTTTATCGTTCATTGCATCGTCCTCTTTATTATTGTTGTTATTAGGATTTGGTTGCTCTTCCGTTGTTTGGGCGGAAGATGAAAATAGTTTTTTAAAAACATTCGCTAAGGTGCGTAATGCCTTTTCTTCTTCAACATCTTCTTTTGCGGAAAAATCTACCTTGATAAATTCGCCACAAATACTGCCTTTTTGTTCTGCATTGAAGAATTTTAATTCTGTTGTTCCTACGGATGCTGGGGAATCTGTCACACCTAAGCCCGATAAATAAGCCTTACCGCTGTTACGGAAGTTCGGGGTAATTTCAATGCTGGTGAATAAGTATTGTCCTGCACGGTTGTATTCGATTAATTCTTTATTAGGTGCGATGATGGCAAAAAGTTGAGTTTCGCCTTTTTCATTTTCTTCGGCTTTTAGCTCAATGACCTGCCCCATGTTGAACCAACGGCGATGTTCTGGCCATAAATTTGCAGTGTAGTGTTCTGGATCGTAGGTTTCTGCCATTTCGTGCAACTCTTGGGCGGTGATTTGGCGGCCGTCCACGGTGTAGCCCGATGTGGCGATACAAATAAAATCAGTTTTTAGTTTTGATTTGTTCATTTTAGAAATGCCTGTGTTGCGCTTTATTTGCGTAAGTGCGGTCATTTTTGCCGATCTTTTTTACAAAATCACGGGGCGAAATTCGGATATATTCGGATATAGATCAATAACTGCGCATATCCGAACATATCCAATTTTTGCCATTAAATTTTTGCTGTTTTTGTTGCCACAATACATCCACAAAACAACAGCAAGATAAAAAATGACGGAATCTAAGCTAAGAAAAAGAAAAACAAAACGCTACGATGACGAGGTGATTTATGCGGCAAAGTTTTTATATTTAAAAAAATACACGCCGAAAGAGATCGCTGAAGAATTAGGTTTAAATAGCACACGCCCGATTTACTATTGGGCGGAAAAATACAACTGGCGCAATTTAATCAGCGAAAGCGGGATTGAAGAATTAATTGCGTTACGCATTATTACGCTGACAGAACGTGAAAATAAAAGCGATCAGGAAATAAAAGAACTCGAAGCCCTGATCGATAAAGATATTCAGTACAAAAAGCAACGTGCCGCAACGGTGGCGAAAGCCGTGGCAAAAAGTGTGGTCAATCCTGCGGACGTTTCTGGCAATGAGCGCGCCTTTGCTGATAGTGGTGATGGTGATGAGCGCAAGAAGAAAAAACGGGTTAAAAATGATATTTCCCACGTCACCCCCGAAATGTGCCAGCCGTTTATTGATTCGTTGTTTGATTATCAAAAACACATCCGCGCTAACAAGCACCACGATGTGCGCAATATTCTGAAATCGCGTCAAATTGGGGCGACCTATTATTTTAGTTTTGAAGCGTTGGAAGATGCAATTTTTAGCGGCGACAATCAAATATTCTTATCAGCTAGTAAGCGACAAGCAGAAATCTTTAAAAATTACATCGTGAAGATGGCGAGGGAATATTTCGGTGTTGAGCTGACTGGCAACCCAATTATTTTAAGCAATGGCGCGGAACTGCATTTTTTATCGACCAACAAAAATACGTCGCAAGGGAATAGTGGTCATGTGTACGGCGATGAATATGCGTGGATTCGTGACTTTCAGCGATTCAATGACGTGGCATCAGCCATGGCAACGCATGAAAAATGGCGTGAAACCTATTTCAGTACGCCCTCTTCCAAATTCCATGAATCCTATTCTTTTTGGAGTGGCGACAACTGGCGAGATGGCGACCCTAAACGCAAAAACATTCCATTCCCGACCTTTGCAGAATTGCGTGACGGTGGGCGACTTTGCCCTGATGGTCAGTGGCGTTATGTGGTGACGATTGAAGATGCACTAAAAGGCGGTGCCGATACGTTATTTAATATTGATAAACTGAAACAACGCTATAGCAAATATGCGTTCAATCAGCTTTATATGTGTGTTTGGATTGATGATGCGGATTCTATTTTCACCGTTCATCAACTTTTAAAATGTGGTGTAGATATTTCGAAATGGAAAGACTTTAACCCAAAAGCGGATCGCCCTTTTGGTGATCGTGAAGTTTGGGGCGGATTCGACCCCGCACACAGTGGTGATGGGGCTAGCTTTGTGATTATTGCCCCGCCTGCGTTACCTGGTGAAAAATATCGTCTGCTTGCACGCTATCAATGGAATGGACTTTCCTATGTCTATCAAGCCAATCAAATTCGCGCCCTTTATGAAAAATACAATATGACCTACATCGGCATCGATGCCACGGGCGTGGGCTATGGGGTTTATGAATTAGTGAAAGAGTTTGCTCGCCGTGCCGCCACAGCCATTATTTACAACCCCGAAAGTAAAACAGGCATGGTGCTGAAAGTGCATGATTTGGTTGAGCATGGGCAAATTGAGTGGAGCGAAAGCGAATTAGATATTGTACCGAGCTTTTTAATGATTAAGCACCAATCAACCAAAAGCGGCAATACAATGACATTTACGGCAGAACGCACCGTCAAAACGCAGCACGCTGATGTATTCTTTGCCATTTGTAACGCCATTAATAAAAAATCCTTAAGTGATAAACCTCGCAAACGTCGCAGATGGAGCGTACTAAATGAAAACTAATGTAAAAACAGACAATAAAAAAGGGATTGTTATTGCCCCAATTAATGACCGCACTTTTTCCTTGAGTGAGATCACAGCCTCGCCCGCATTGGATTATGTCGGCATAGGCTTTGATGAAAATTACAATTGCTATTTACCACCAGTAAATCGTCACGCACTGGCAAAATTGCCTCATCAAAATGCACAACACGGTGGCATATTACATAGCCGTGCAAATATGGTAAGTGCAACCTATGAGGGTGGTAAAGCCTTGTCTAAAATGGAAATGCGCGCACTATGTTTAAATTTAATTCAGTTTGGGGATGTTGGCTTACTAAAAGTGCGTAATGGGTTTGGTCAAGTGGTGCGTCTTGTGCCGTTATCTAGCCTTTATTTACGCGTGCGTAAAGATGGCGGCTATTCTTATTTAATGAAAAAATCGCTTTATGATACCGCACAAGAAATCTATCGCTATGATGCGAAAGATATTATCTTCATTAAACTTTACGACCCTATGCAACAAGTTTACGGATCGCCCGATTATGTAGGCGGTATTCAATCGGCATTGCTAAATTCTGATGCGACAGTATTTCGCCGTCGCTATTTTAGCAACGGGGCACACATGGGCTTTATTTTGTACTCCACTGATCCCGACTTGACCGAAGAAATGGAAGAAGAGATCGCAAGAAAGATCAGCGAATCTAAAGGCGTGGGAAATTTCCGCTCTATGTTTGTGAATATTGCGGGCGGTCATCCTGACGGGTTAAAAGTGATTCCGATTGGCGATACAGGCACCAAAGATGAATTTGCCAACATTAAAAATATTTCGGCACAAGATGTTTTGACCGCACATCGTTTTCCTGCAGGTTTAAGTGGGATTATTCCGACAAATACGGGCGGACTTGGCGATCCGTTGAAATATCGTGAAGTGTATCACTATGATGAAGTCATGCCATTACAAGAGATTATTGCAGAAACAATAAATCAAGATCCAGAAATCAAAAACTTATTAAAAATCAAGTTCCGCGAACAAAATTTCGCAAAATAAATCTTTGTTTTTAGCCTGTACAAAAAGCCATTCATTGATATAATTATTTGCAGTTATTTTTTGTGATGGCTTTGGTGAAAATGGCAAGAACAACAGATATTTACTGCACTGTTTGCAATTCGAAATCCGTTATCGAAAGATCTGAACGAATACACAGTGAATTTACAAGATATTATTGTGCGTGTAAAAACCCCCTGTGCGGTCACAGATTTGTCATGAATATGGAATTTGGTCACACAACACGAAGTAGCAAATTAACCAAAGATAAATTACTTGAACTAGTTTTAAGCAAACTTTCAGAAGAAGAAAAAACTAATTTAAGGAAGATATTAGATGAATAAAAAGCCGCTAGAAATAGCGGCTTTTATTTTTATGCTGCGAGTAACTTATTTGTGGCCACCTGCGCCAAAAAGTTGCTTCTGTTTTTATATTCAGGATGCGTTGCTACAAAGCTATCAATGCGTTTAATTAAAAGACTAGGTAAGGTTACATTGATTTTTTCGGCTTTCCCCATTAGGTGAGTTAAATCTACATCCACAAAACTAAACGTAAAGCCTTCATACTCTGGATTTTTAACGTGCTCTTGTAATGATGTTGGCTGTGGGATTTCCTCTCCATCTTCTAACATGCCTTCAATATGGAAAGCGATTGCCTCTTTTGCGTTGATGAACGCCTCTTCTAATGTATCACCTGCTGAAAAACAACCTGGCACATCAGGCACCACCACACCGTATGCGTGATTTTCATCGCCCATTTCTATTCCGATTGGGTATAACATAATCTTTCCTTACTTATTATAAAAAATTGAATAATCAAAAATAGTTTCAATAAAGGGGGATTTTAAATCCCCGCTTGCTTTAATATTGTTTTTACCGTTTTTATTGGTAAATCCTTTTTGGGATGAGGAACAGTAACTCGCCCTTTCTTTGTTGGATGCTTGAATTGATGGTGACTACCGACAACATTTACAAGATACCAACCGTCATCCTCAATTTGTTTAATTATTTTTGCACTATTCATTTTACCTCTTACTTATTAATTTATGGGGTTATTATAACTCTGTTATTTTTGATTTTCAAGTTTTTTAGAGTTATATGGGTTATTTTTTATTATTTGATTCTTTCATCGTATGCAACGACACATAAGACGATTTCAAACTGCCGTAAGGTGCTTTTGGCTCAAATAGTACAAGCATTTGCGGTTTATTGTTTTGATCAGTTTCCTCGCCTGTTTCGTTGTTGATAAAAGGGATTCGTGAATTAGTGATATACACGATTTCTTTTGCATTACGCACACACATATCGAACCATTTTGTTGATCCGTCTACATTAAGCAACATCACCACCGTTTTGTTATGTAACACGCTTTGCTGAATGGCTCGTAACACAAACGGCAACGGATTACTATAAGGCGGATTCATCCAGCAGTAACGCCCTTGCCAATCTGTTGTTAGCGTGTTTTGTTCTGGGCTGATAAAGTTTTTCACTTTGGTGTTGTGTTCCATAGCGCAAGCATCTAAATCAAATTTGATGTTGAAATACTGTTCAGCATAATGGAACACCCACCAAGGTGTGGCCCATAAGTCTTTATCTGATTTTTTGGTATTGGATTTATTCATTTAAATATCCTATTAATCTTGTGGAATATCTACAATTTTTACCCACTCTGGACCTTTTCTGTTTTTTAAATTAAAAGTAATTAATTTCCACAAAGAACCATCATTACATAAAGCAAATAAACCGTGTTCAACTTCTATTTCGTTAATATCGTGATCAAAAGCATTTGATACACTAAAGGCTATTTGCACAATCTTTCTTTTTTTAGGAAGCTCCCAACTAATTGGCGGCGTTGTTGGCTTTTCTATATTTTTATTCATATTTCCCCCTACAAAACACACAAAATAAACATAAACATCCCAATAATCCCGCCAATCATTCCACTGGCAAGCCCTAACAAAACGTGGCTTATGCGTTCGCGTTTTATATCGTCTTCTAATTGTTTAATCGCGCGGACAAAATAGCGGTTAATGGATTCGCTTGATTCCTTTTGAATCTTTAAACTGCGGTTAGTTTGTTGTAAGTGGATTAATAGCGTCCATACGTTGGCTTTTAATTTTTCTACTTCAAATTGACCGCACTTTTCCGCGCGTTTTGCCACTATAATTCGGCGAAGTTGTTTCTGTTTTCTTTTATTCATTTGCGTTTTCTCCTATTGAATACGTTGTTTTTTATGAAAATCTTTGAGTTTTTGAAGGTTTCTTGGAACAGGGGAAAGCGACGTCATCATATTTTGATTCCGTTTCACTAACTGCACATCGTTTTCGGTGAGTTCTAGGGCTGTATATTTATCTATGGTTAGCCGTTTATACTTGAATAAATAGTCTAATTTTTGTGCGCTAAGTGGTGCGCAGATCGGTTGTGTCAGTAATTTGATCTTCTGCTCAATAATTGAGCGGTTACAGTTACTGACACAAGTCCAAGGCGCACTGCGTGCGCTATTGTTAGCGGTTGAGCTACGCTCAACCATAGATTCTGTGCGTTGCGCAAAATCTTGTGGGCGTTTTTTAATTTGCCATTTTTTGGTGCGTGAAATGACTTGTTTTAGGCTGAATCTATTCGCTAAACCAATAATGGCTTTGCGTTGTTCGCCATATTTATTAGCAGGTTTAGTTTCATAATCGAGCTTGATGGGTTGATCAGTACGTTTAGCAAGCGCACCGCCTTGAATTTCCATGTAGGCCGCATAGTCATTCGCGATACCTGCTGCGGCTTGGGCTTTATTGATAATTTCATCATCGGCTTGACCGCTGATTAATCGGCGCAATTCACGCCAAACAGAAATAGACGCGCCGCCGTAGAATTGGAACTGACGAATGCCCCAACGGCTCGCCCATGCACGAACGCGCAATGCGTTGTCGTGTAGGCTTAGTGTCGGGTCTTCGTCTGAGACTTCGCCAGCAAGGGCGAAACCGTCAATATTTTTCGCAATGTATTTTGCAATGTACGCCGTTGCGCTGCCTTTTGTTTTATCGCATTCTTCCACTTTGCAGCGGTGCTCTGCTGCGCCTTTTTCATTGCCGTCTAACTCTAAGGCTTTTTGTTTAAATAATCGGATAACTTCTTCTTTATGTTCTGCTGGCACATAAGCTAGCGCATGCCAGTGTGGCGTGCCGTCTTTGTGCGGCTCTGCCACTCGCATACCATAAAATTTAATATTACGTTTCGACAATAACGCACGGAACTGTTGCCACACTTTGTTTAGATAGTTTTGTGTCTCGCGCGGATTCACCCCCGACCATTTTTTATTGCCGTTTCCTGCGTGGAATGATGATGGCGCAGTGAGGGTTAAAAATAATGCTTCATTGTTGTTTTCTTCTGCCCATTCTTCCAAGCCACGCAAGCGCACCATCATTTCATTTCTGCGCAAGGCTGGGTTGGATGATGATTTCAAGAACATATCGAAAAGTTCGACCTGTTCTTCGGGGTTGTCGATGTTTTCAATAATCATGGCGCGCAAGTAATCATGATTCTTGCGTTGTTGCAGTTGCCATTCCTGGAAACTTTGATTGGAAATATAACTGGCGGCATTGGCGCGCACCTCGCCACAGGCAATGGCAACGTGTTCAACCATTCTGCGTTGCGTGGTGCGCATTTGCTTAAACCACCATTTTTCGCACGTAAGGCGAATTAACGTGCTGTCAATATGTTCGGCTTTGATGCGTTTGTCGTTTTCGATTTTTTCCCAGTGAGGGATTTTGAAACCCGCAGAAAGGGCAATTTCACCACACCATTTATAGAGCTGATAGAAATAGCCTTGAATGTCGTTCTCGTTGTCTTTTTCAATGCCATTTTTTAAAAAGTGGGTGCAATCAAATTGGAATTGAGTGAATGCTGTGGCGATTTGATATGCCATCGCTTTCAGCTTACTTTCGGTGATTAAATAGAAAGGTAATTGTTTTTGCTTTTTTTGGATGCCGAATACTTGAAAACGGAATCCGCTGTAATGCAACTCGTTATAGTGTTTTGCGAGCTCTTCACGTGTTGACACAGTGGAGAACTGCACGGCTTGTTGTATTTCATCTTTAACGGATAGCAGCCATTGTGGTGTATTGATGAACGCTTGCAAAAAATCTACGTTCACGTTGTACTGTGAAAAGACTTTTTGCAAACGCACATCTAACACATCCCGCAAATAATCGTTCGCGTGGCGGCGTTGTTTATTGCCGAGGGCAAACGCAATCGAGCCATCGTCTTTTACAGAACGATAGGCCTTAATGTAGAGTTTACGGAAATATTCACGCTGACGTTGGCGAGGTAGGATTTCAAGTTTATTTTCGATAAAGTCAAAATCAATGGGATTTGTGGCGAACAATTCTAACTGCGTCGGTGTATAAACACTATCATCAAACGGCAACAAAGTGCGGTCAAATTTATGACCATTTTCTGCGGCCTGATAACGTTCACAGGCAACCACCGCCATGTGTGCCTTTTTGGCACTGACGGTGTTGTCACGTTGCTGTTCCCACATTGATTGCATAGCTAATCTTCCCACATCCCAGCAATTGACCCTAATGCGCTTAAACGATCACATTTGCCGTCTTTTGCCCAACGGCATTCTTCAAATCGTTGATGTTCTTGATTGTCATAAAATGAACGGATCGAATAGGCATATCCGCCAATCAGTGGGTATGGTTCATTAATAGCAAGCAAGCTCACATCCGCAAAAATATAAGCTTTAAAACCGTTGTTAAGACGGACTGGCGCACCTTGTAATGCTTGCTCTAGATTAAATTCAGTCATAAATATTTATTTTGTATGAATTAAATTAATAGATATGGGTAAAAAAGGGGTTATGCCTGCGCATAAGTGGCTTGATTTTCGGCGATGCGTGTTACTTCGCTGTGAATGGCGTGTAGCACGTTGCGCATATCTTCAAGAGTTTCTACTTTCTCATTCATCAATTCACAGTAAATCAGCTTATCCAACAAGGAAGGTAAATCCTTACAGACTGCGGCGCCTTTGCGCTGGTAAGTGCCGTTTTCATTGAGTTCAATTTTGTACAAGATGTAAACGTGGTTTTCATTCAGCTTAAGGGCGTAACGTTCAGATAAATCAATAATGTGTTCTTGCATAAGATTTTCCTTAATGAGCAAATTTGGTGTAGTTGATCCAGTTGTCTCCCGCCGTAATATATTTGCTGAAATAATAATCGGCTGCTTTTTCATCACCTTGGCGTTTTGCGTTGAGCCATTTTGCGTATAAATGACAGGCTTCTTTGTGCCAGCGATCAGCATATTTTTTGATAATGGTTCGGTTTTTCGTTGCCATTATTTCCCCCTTGTGTGTGGGTCGATATTGTAAAAATCACGACGCGTTAAAACGCGCGGAAAAGGCGTGCGAAGTGCTGACATGGCGTGAAATGCTTTGGTTAATTTATCAATCCCTTTTTCGTTGTAATGCCATAACTTATCGCCAGTCAGATCGGGCGAGATGTAATCTTCAAAAGGTTCAATATCTGCTAACGCTTTTAACATGCCTTTTTGCTCATCGGAAAGATGATTAAAAGCACGTTCAGCGGGATATTTACTCAAGCCCATTTCATGCAAGGTTTCTTCGCTATTTCTTGCTTTCGACATGGGCACACCGTTTAAACGATGCCATTTTTCTACCGCACTTTCGTTTTCAGACACATACATTGCCGCGCCCTCGCTTTTTTATTTACCTGTTTTGTTGTATGCTTGCCCTAAATTGAATAAACGATTACTTAATTTAAGGATTTCAGAAGATGAACGATCAGATGCAAAAAACGCTTCAAGATATGCAAACACAGCTTTATCAACTTCAGTTACAGCAGGGACTTCAAGAACGCGTGATTGGTTGTCTTTTGCGTGGGCTTGCGCGTCACCCTGATGTGATTGATGATGTAGAGAATGAGCTTCACGCGCTGATTGCTTCAGTGAAGCAAACAAATCCCGAATTGCTTGATGTTCTGCTCCCGTATATTGGGAAGTTGTCTCATCGTTATTAGCCTGTTTACGTGGATAGTCCTCACGCCATTTCGCAAAAATCGCCGAAAGCTGCTGATGATCTTGAGTGGTATTTCGCTCGACTTCTGCCTGATACTGAAGAATAGCGAATCTTTCTTGAATTTCTTCGTTGGTTAAATTGTGTTTCTCGCAATATTCTTGAAAGAAAAACGTGAATGATGATTTAGCCATTGTCTTCCCCTTATAACTAAAATCTTTTGGAAACTAACCGCACTTTTGTGCGGTTTTTTATTCTTGTTTAGCTGCCTGTTTGGCAATTGCGATGAGATTAACTAACACTGATCCCCTTTCCGCTTTTTTATCTGCGATGGGTAGTTCTCCCGCTGCTCTCATCTTTCGCACCTTGTCTAACGAAAGCCCGGTAAGCTCGGCATATTTCTTTAATGTGACATAAGGCGCGTGGATCTGTACATTTATACAAATTGCATTTTGGCTGTTCATTGCTTAAACTTCCCCTTGTTAAATATTGGTATATATTGATTTATGGCTCATTTGCGTAATTATAATATTATGGCTCATTTGAGAATGTCAATATGAATTTATGGCTCATTTTATGAATAATTTAGAATTGATTGGCGGAAAGGATGTCATTGACCGCATTCAAAAAGCATATGGATTTGCAAAAAGAAAAGATTTAGGCGAACACCTCGGGATCTCGCCCAGCACGTTTAGCACTTGGGTTTCTCGTAGTTTTTTTCCTGCGGAATTAGTCATTCGTTGCGTGAAAGAAACGGGCGCAAGATTGGATTATGTGGCCTATGGAAATGAGCCGATTTTCGATAATTCAGACGACCTGAAATATTTTCATACAATAAAGCTAGAAAGCGGAAAATCTTTCATAATGGAAAATAAACCCTTTCTTTTACCTTACTTACCGAATTTAGACAGCCGTGAAAGTTATGACAAAGTATTTCGTATTGATGAAGACAATCACACCTACTTTGCCACTAGCGATTACGGCAATTTAGTGGATGGCGAATACTTCGTCATCGTCGAAAACTCCCATCTTATCCGTTACATCACCGTGTTACCTGCAGGGAAAATCCGTGTTGACGGTGGCAAATTCAGTTTTGAATGTGAATTAAGTGATATTGATGTGGTTGGGAAGGTTATTTTGAAGATGGAGAAGATGTAAATGTGTTCTTTCTTCAAATTATCAAAGCCTAAAACCACAGATAATATAAATTCTAATACTGTTGAAATTGAATACATAACAAGCTATGGAGACGCTAAACAACAAAATGGCGAACTTGTTAATCTTGAATTAGATGGTGACGATGATGTGGGTTTCTATTACGTCCTCACGTTGAAACTGCCTAACGGAAGAAATAAAAAATTCAAAGAATATCACTTGAACGGAAAAATAGAATTTAACGGCAAGCGGTTTTCTAATCTTCAAGAATTAAAAGAATATATCTCAAAACACTAAGGAGTTAATTATGGCTTACACTTATAAAATGGTTCAAATTCCACCCAATATTGAAGTAAATAAAAAAGAAAAACACAATGCAGCAGCCTACTATTTGCAAAATGTTGTCAATGAATACGCTGAGGATGGCTGGGAGTTTTTACGTGTAGATGAAATCGGTGTACAAGAAAAACCAGGCTGTTTAGCTGCGCTATTTGGGCAAAAATCATTTCCTGTAAATTATTACGTGATCACATTTAGAAAACCTGTGTAATGGTTTGGCTTAGCATTCAATTCATTTTGTTTTATCAACGAATAGCACCGCGTAAACTTCGTGGTGCTTGTCGTTTTACGCCTACTTGTTCAAATTACGCTATTTTAGCCTTGCAGAAATACGGTTTTTGGAAAGGTTGGAAAATGGCGTTAAATCGTTTAGGACGCTGTAAATATCCGAATAATGGGGAAGATTTACCGTAATGAGACATCTATTTAACGCATTAAAAGAACATTGGCAAATCTACCTTGGATTATTTTTAGGGCTTGTTATTGGTTTATTAGTTGGCATCGGCTTTGCTGATTGGAAATCTTTGGTTAAAGCGTTTGATTCTAAAGTTACGGATTGGATTATGTCCTTATGTACAATTGGAATATTAATTGGTACATGGAAGGCTGCCAGTTATGCTAAAAAAGCTGCTCATCAAGCAAGAATACAAAACAATAATGTAATTGTAAGTAAAATTGATGATGTACATAAGGAGTTAAGGAAAGAGTTTGAAGAATCAAAATCGCATATAAATAATATAGTAAATTTATGTGAAGTTCTTCCAGAAGGAGTTAAAGCTATAACGTATTCAGAGTATTTCCAATATCAATTGGACAAGGTTTCAAGTATTTTTTTTGAATTAAATAACAATTCTGTATTATATAAATATAGCTTTTTTATAGAGAATGTTATTGGGTATAAGAATCTTAATAAGTTTTGTTCTATTATGAAAAATATAGAATGCACTATATTACCTTTATCCAGCCTATCAAAGGAAAATGTTCCTTATTTACAAAATTATTTAAATGATTATGTGAATTTAATGAATGAAATTCTAAAAAAAATGAGTGACAAATATCAAGAATTAAATGGCAGTTCGTAAAGACACAAAAAACGGTAAATGGCTTGCAGAAGTTTATGTAAACGGCAAGCGATCACGCAAATGGTTTTTAACCAAAGGTGATGCGCTACGTTTTTACAATCAAGCCAAAGAACAAACGACAAGTGCGGTTGATTCTGTACAAGTTTTGGAATCAAGCAATTTGCCTGCGTTAAGTTTTTATGTGCAGGAATGGTTTGATTTGCACGGTAAAACGTTGTCAGACGGTGAGGCTCGTTTAGCCAAACTAAAGAACTTGTGCGCGAACTTGGGCGATCCGCCTGCCAATGAATTTAACGCTGAAATCTTTGCCGACTACCGCAAACGCCGCCTTGATGGTGAATTTTCGGTAAATAAAAACAATCCCCCGAAAGAAGCCACAGTAAACCGTGAACACGCCTACTTGCGAGCAGTGTTTAACGAACTGAAATCATTGCGCAAGTGGACGGCTGAAAATCCCCTTGATGGTGTGCGCTTATTTAAAGAACGAGAAACAAAATTAGCATTTTTATATGAGCGGGATATTTACCGTTTATTAGCTGAGTGCGATAACTCTCGCAACCCTGATTTGGGCTTGATTGTGCGGATTTGTTTGGCAACTGGTGCGCGTTGGAGTGAGGCGGAAACGCTGACCCAATCACAAGTTATGCCATATAAAATCACCTTCACGAACACAAAATCAAAGAAAAATAGAACCGTGCCTATCAGCAAAGAATTGTTCGATATGTTGCCTAAGAAACGTGGGCGTTTATTTAATGATGCTTACGAATCCTTTGAAAATGCTGTTTTGCGTGCTGAAATTGAATTGCCGAAAGGGCAACTTACCCACGTTTTGCGCCATACGTTCGCCAGCCATTTTATGATGAACGGTGGGAATATTTTAGTGTTGAAAGAAATCCTCGGACATTCAACTATCGAAATGACGATGCGTTATGCGCACTTCGCCCCTTCGCATTTAGAAAGTGCGGTCAAATTCAATCCGCTTTCTAATCCTGCACAGTAAAAAGGGATTGTTTTTCAAAAAATCCCTTGTACTTTTCTCTCTATTTTACTGGCGATTGGCTGGCGGTTCTGTCTTATATTTACCTTTATATGCCCTTATTTGCACGAGCAAGCAATCAATGTTGCTATAAGTTATTGTTTATACTGGTTTAACTATGGT